TCTTTCTTCAGAGCTTAAATACTCTCCTGATTCATCTTTACCAAATACTCTTGATGAATAACCAATATCCTTTGCCTTTATCTTTTTCTTTTTAGCTTTTATTTTTGGTGTCTTTTTACCAGTTGGTATCTTCTTTCCTACAGGTGTTGCAGGTCTCTTCTTCTTTGCTTTTGGCTTTGTCTTTGTTTTTGTGCCACCTATCTCTGATTCTTCTTGAGAATCTTCTCCACGCATTTCATCTAATATCTCATCTATACCTTCTCGTGCCTGTTCCTCTGCTGCCTGTTGAGATTCTAATTCACTTACTCTACCTTCAAGCCCAAGAACCCTAACCAAAGTTTTCCTCTGCATTGCAAAGGACTTACTTACGGTCTTATGTAACTGTGAAAATTCGTCAGGGTTATAGTGACTAGGCATTCGCTTGTTGCTGTTTGCGTTTTAGTTCCTCTTCCTCAAGATGTTGTTGGAGAAGACCCACATAGATGTCTCGTTCCCAAGGCATCATATTTTCAATCTCTGTTAAGCTATATTTATGGTACTGCATCAAAGCAAAGTTGAGCTTGAAGTAACTCTCCAAACTCATATGTACCATCGCTACCCGAAAAAAGATGCTAATCCCTCAAGCACTACTTCACTTTTAACTTTAGTATTAGGATTAGTAACTTCAATAGTATGCTTAAGTTTAGGCATCGTCTCAAAGAACTTTTCAATCTGTTTAAATTGAGAAGAATTCATTGACTCAAGAAATTCTTTTACTTCTTTCTTGGTACAATCAGCAGTTGCCCAAACTTCATCTTCATTATAAATTTTATCAATACATGTGGCAATCAATTCAAATGATTGATCCATCTGATTACCTTCTTCAAAATCAAAATTATTTTTAATGAATTGTTCTAAAGATGGATACTTCATCTCCATCATCAAGTCATCATCCAATTTAATCTGAGGACTATGATTATCATCCTTACTAACTTGAATAGAATCTAAATCAATAAAGACAGGAACGTTTGTTTCTCCATCATCTGGACAAACAATATTAACTTCTATCTCTTCTCCAACAGACTTACCTCTGATGTTGAGAAATAAAAATTCAATATCAAATGTAGGAAGATTTTCTACTTTAATTCCTTTTGTGAGAACACAATTCTTCAATACTGCTTTAATAGCATTAGTAATTTGTTTTGTGTCTTCACTTTCTAGAGCAATTACAAGAACCTTTTCCTCTTTAACTAGAAATGGTCTATATTTAATCGTCTTTCCTGTCGAAGGTAGTTCCAACTCATACGTCGGGGTCGCAATCTTTGGTAAAGGCATAATATCCTATAACAATATCAGTATATTTATTTAGAAGGGTTTATTTAATCTATAATCCATTGTTGAAAAGTATTTCCTATCGCATCTCCAACATTTTCAACAAAAGTACCAGCAGCATTAGATAGTGCTTGCTCTGCTATACCCAATATCCCTTCAGATCTTACTGCAGTATCAACTACATATCGAATATATGTCATTCCAACACTACACTTTAATAAAGATGATCCCTCATAGGAAACAGGCATCGAAGTTATCTGGATAGGATAACTCTTTATAAACTGATATGTTAATGCTTGATTATAATCTTTCTCAAATTTAGTAACAGTTAATCCAGCAACTGTATATGTATCTGGATATTTCATTCTATAAGTATATGCATTATTTTTAGCATCATTCTTATTCTCATTAGTAATATATGATATCCAATCCTCAAAAAACTTAATAGGCAAATAATTTTTAGCATCAACATAAAATGTTAGATCTACTCTATCATCAAATATTCTTCTGTATGCATGTCTCTCAGTTACTCCATGAAAATCATTATCAATCTGGTGTGTTGCAAGAGAAGAACCTGGAAGACTTGCTTCTGAACACATCAATTGGATTCTACCCTGCCTTTGCTGACCTCTCCAACGAGAAAGACCACTAGGAATATCTATCCCAACTTCAAAATGAGAAGTTAATGCAGGTGCAAGTAAATTTGATTTAATGTCCGAGACTGACCTTTTAATAGGCATTTATAAATACTATTTGACATTATATATTATGTATAAGAGATGGCTGAAAGTAAAAAAAGTATCTTTAAACCAACTCGACCAAGAAAGTATAGTGGTGATGTAAATAATATTATATGTCGTAGTTCTTGGGAGACAAAATTCTGTAAGTGGTGCGATCTAAATGAAAATATTATACAATGGGGAAGTGAAGAATTCTTTATACCATATCGTGCTCCTGATGGTAAAGTTCGCAGATACTATCCAGACTTTATTATTAAAGTAAAAGAAAGTAATGGTGAGGTCAAAACATATGTCATTGAAGTTAAACCTGCAAAGCAAACAAAACCACCAAAGCAAAGAAAAAAGGTGACTCAATCATACATCTACGAATGTAAAACCTATGCTACCAACCAAGCAAAATGGAAAGCAGCATATGAATGGTGCAAAGATAAGAGAATTGAATTTAAAATTGTCACAGAAAAAGAATTAGGTATCCATCATGGTAGATAGTTTTGGGTTTGATAAAGAAGGAATGGAAGAAGACAATCGTGTCAGAGAATATTTGAGTGACTTGAATAATAGAACTAATGATCCAGAAGAAATGATGCTGGAGATTATGGAAGCACTAAATGATACAGTAAGTCCTATACCCGAAGTAGGAAGTTTCTATACCTTCGTATATAATGCTAAGACTCCTGGTGAAACTTATGACCAACATCCCCTCATTGCATGTACAGATTTAAAACCTTGGGGATTCAAAGGTCTTAACTTTCATTGGAGAAAAACAAGAAACTATACATGGAATGAACTAGCAGGACAACTTTATATTGTTCAACCAAATGAAATGGATGACTTACTTGCTATACCTTATGCTAAATTCATTCTCAATCCTCGCTAAATAATAAAAAACATATACTATAATGGCAGTTACTAGTCAGATAGCAAGAATAAGAGTCGGTCCTAATGTTAGAAATAAGACCACAATTTATACTGCGACAAAAGTTACTGGTCCTACAGGAAATCCCCCAAGATATTCAACAGAAATAATAAGATATAGTGATGCTAAGGGAAGTAATGCTACAGTAATAGGCACACAAGATTCAAGTAATCCAGGAAAAATAACATGGAATAATAATGCTTCTGCAACTGAAAAGAAATATCAAACATTCATATTAAAAGCATCTACCACTCAAGTTAATTCAATAAAAGATGATATTGCAACTACTGCACAAGAAAAAGCAGCACTTAATGCAGTTTCAGGTTCTAATAATGCAGCAGTAAATTCAGGTACAGATTCATCAAAACCAGCAGCATCAAAATCTGATTTAAGAAGAGAATGGGATCCTGATTTTGGACAAGGACAAAGAGATGATTTTGATCCTTCCAGTGAAAATGTAGGAACAAGTACAGATGCATCCCAACCAGCAGCAGCTGCAGGAGGAACCAGAAATGATTTTGGTTCTGTTTTAGTCTATCCAACAACTTTAAGACAAAGTAAACAAGATACTATCTGGTTTACTATGATGGAATATCAATCTAAAGAACTTGGTCCTTCTAATGGAATGTTAAGTTCAGGAGAAAGAAATGCAAATAGAAAAAGTATAGGAAAAGTAGTTCTCCCTATACCTGGTGGCATCAATGATAATAATACTACTGATTGGTCAACTGGATCTATGAATGCTGCTCAAATGGCACTAGCAAAAGTTGCTCTTACAGGAATAACAAAAGGTCTTGAAAAAGCAGGAGAAGAAGGAGCATCAATATTAAAAGATGTAGGAACTGGCACCAATGCTGATGAAGTAAAAAAAGGACTAGCACAACAACTAGCAGGGGCTGCTACTGGTGATAACAAAGCACTCATGCAAAGAACCACTGGTCAAGTAATCAATCCTAATATGGAAGTATTATTTAATGGACCTGGAATGAGAACCTTTAGTTTTGCATTCAATCTTACAGCAAGAAGTGCCGCAGAAGGTAGAACTATTCTTAAAATTATTAGGTTCTTTAAGCAAGGAATGGCACCT